TGGTGGCATCATTCCTGAATTTGGAATTGGGTAATTATAATTTTTGGACATTGACCAAACATTATAAAGAATACCTTGACCAGGATTCATAAACAAGTCAACATTTTTTGCATTAAGTACTAACCTATCATCAGATACTACATAATACGCATTATATCCTGACTCAACACTAACCCTATATACAGGTGGTTGCCAACTTTTTTTATTGTCAGGTACAAGTTTTAAATTAAATCCCAAATTCATGTATGGGAAATTTCTAAATCTATTAAAATATTCTTGTCCGTAAGTAAAAGGCTGTAAAGTTGTTTGAACATTTGGACTATTACCTGTAAAAACAGATGTTGTTTCATTTACAATTTGTGGACTTCTATGTTGTGGTGTTGATTCAAACCATCCAGCACCTTTTTCAAAATAATAATCTGAAGTTTCAATTGGTGCTTTTGGAAATCCAAATTCATCAACAGGATAATCTTCAATTACTTGGTCTACAAAGAAAGTGTTTGTTGATGAGGTAAAGGCCGTATATGTTTGACCATATATTTTATATGTGTCACCTGCAGATAACTGAGTTACGTTTTCAATATATGTTCCACCAGTAATTTGTGCATATTGCTCACCAAATTGTCTCATATTAATTCTTTGGTCCGCAACATAAACGTGTTCGTTAAACTCAACAAGTGCTTCAGGAGCACCAACCAATCTTAAAGTGAATTCAACAGAACGTCTTGTACCTTTAGATTTAAAAAGGTAGGCCGAGTTTAATATTAAATTTCTATAAAATTGATAGTTTAATTCTGATGGTGTTAATTCTCTTGAAAAACCAGCGTATTGTGTCACACCTGTTGATGAATATACAGAATCTAAAAAGTTTTCATTTGTAATTGGTGATATGTTTGTACTCCAACCTAAAGTTTGAGCAAGATTTTTTAACAACATAGATGGTATGTCATTACCAGGTGTGTAATTAACCGAATTCATATACGCCAAAGCATCAATGAATTGTTTTACTTGGTCAAAACTTCTACCATATATTTGTAAAACTTTTGCAACCCTATGGTCGGGTGTGTCAAATTCTAAAAATGATTCTGTGGTTAAAAAACGAGTAATTAAGTTTGTTTTAAACGAATCAAAATTAACGGCAATTTCATTTAATTTTTCAAGATAGGTTGTAAATAATGGTGTTCTTATATCTAAATTCCAAAGACCATCTTTAGGCCAAGTTACTGTTGATGTTTGTATGGCCACAACACCCGAATCAGTTTCAACGGGAACATTAAATGTTGCCGTATATGGTGGTGTTGCCAATCTATTTAATAAAAACTTTTCAACCTCATCAAAATCTTCAGCAAAACCTTTTTCAGTGTAATATGTGTTTGGTTTTATATAAATTGAATCAATTGTTGATGTAACACCAACAAATGGTTGTCCTGTAACAATAACTTTTAAAGTTCCCGAATTTAAAGTTGTTGTTGGGTCTAAATCAATAATTGGATATTCAACACCATTAACAAATAAACTATAATCTCTATATCTATTTGTTAAATCTCTAATCGGTGAAAACAATTGTTCTCTATTTTGAAGATTAATTACCGAGTTAACCGAATAATCAATATTAAATGGATTCTTAATTCTGGTAACATCAATTGTAAATTCAGTTTCATTTGGAACTGAACTATATACAATATTCTGAGCGGTTAATCCTGATGTAAAATCATAATAAATCGCATCAACCTCAATTGCCGCAGGAAAAAAGTTTAATATTTTTTGAATTGAAACCTCAAATCGTTTTTGTAATGAACCAAATATTGTGAAATTTGTAACAACAGATAAATCATAATTTGGATAGACCCTATATTCTTTTGCCAACAATTCTCTTGAGGCATTTATTGAATCTAAATCTAAATTTTCTAATGATACTGGATTTTGAAATGTTCCAATATTAAAAGTTCTATTTGTTTTTTCTGATATTCCTAAATCAAATTCAAAGTTACCTTGTGTTAGTCCACCACCTTGCACAGTTTGTAACCCTACGATATTATCAAAGGGTGTTCCGGCACCTGAAGCCGCTGTGTTTGGTATGAAAGTTTTAGCCATTATTGAGCGGTAATATTTTGATAACTTTTACTGAAGTCAATATTAGTACCTCTATTATCTTTAACCTCATACAACAAGTTATTAAAGTCATCTTTAATTTCATACAAGTTAAATTGTTGATAGATGTTGTTTTGAGCATCATAGATTGTGTAGATACCATCCTCCATAGATTTAGTTTGATTACCATATAATGCAATACCCAACGTATCAATATCGTATTGAGAAACTTGTACTTCCAACATCAGTGGGTTGAAGAAAGTATTTGACAATACAATGTTTTGTGCTGGTTGTCCAATATATGGTGTGGCGTTTGGTTTGTTTGTTGGTGATGAACTTGGTGATAATGTACAAAACACTAAATTAGTTTGACCTTCAGTATATCTGTATCTCACCGCCTTCTGTAATGTGTTTGTTAAATTTTGAATTACAGGTTCACAATAAAAATTTGAAGTAACAATTCTAAAGAAATTTGGTATTTTACTACCATCAGCATTTAAATATTCTACTCTAAACCCAACCAAACCTTGTGCAACAAATTTATTTACAAATTGGCTAGGTACATTACTCAAATCAATAACAATTCCTTTTACGTTTGGTAATGCCGATAAAACACCACAATCAGTAATACTTGTCCTGATTTCCGCAGGTCTTATATAAAGAGTGTAAATACCCAACTGTGTAAACGTTTCGGCTGGTAATCTAAGGTTATACAAACCACCCAATATTTCATTTGAATTTCCGCCAGTCGCTGCGTTATTAAAATAAGGTCTTAATATTGATGTGGCGTCCAAGGTTGTAAGGACAAAATTGTCCGTAACATCTCTTGACGGTGTGTAATTCATGACGATACTCACATCTTCAGGTGATACATCAGCGGGTCTTATAGTTCCATATGTTCCAGTTGCCATATTATGTTACGTTAAAAAAGTAATATCCATATTTTATTAAATCTCCAAGGTTATCTACTTCACCTATTCTTTGTATTCTTTCATAGGCCGAGTTTTTACCTCTCTCTATAAATACATTGGATTGCACTTCTGCTTGAGAAATTATTCCTAATAATAATTCATCTTTTACTAAAGGTTCTTGTACCATCCAATTTTCAGTTAAACCTGATGATTGAAGAAAGAAAATTGTTGTTCCATCAGAAAAATCAACATAATCAATGTTTTGTATTGTATATGCAGTATAAACTAAATTAATATCTGTGATAATACCATAATCAACATTATTTTTTTGTACAGGTACTAATAACTTATATTTTGGTGTTCCGTAAAATGCCAAGTCGTTAATTCTTGAATCTGTATATCCACTAACAGTAAATGGTACTGAAACGTATGCCGATGAAACTTGGTCTTCAACTAAATTAACACTATCACCAGTAAAAATATAATTATACGATATTGGAGTTGCACTCCAAGAACCTACATTTGGTGTAAAGTATGCCGTTCCTTGTGGATTAAAATCAGGAACATCAACATATGGTGTCTGAATATTTTTAGAAACTGTTGTGTTACCCCAAGGATTATTTTGAAATAAAGTTATTGTATACTTACTTGGGTTTGTATTATAAGTGTGTACAATAGAATTTGGTGTGTATGTGTTAATTGGTTGTAATGGTGTTTCATCCCCCCAATCTAAAAAATATGTTGACAACTGAAGGTATGCATTAAACTCAACATCAGCAGTATTATACACATACCAAGTAAACGGATTACCTGTTGTGGATGAAAATATAAAATTGTTTACCACATTTATTTGTGATACCGCACCATCAAAAACAGAATAGTATCCCAAATCAATCGTATTTTGTGTTAAAAGAATTGGAACCGTAAGACCTGTTAAACTTGATGTATTATTAATACCGCTAGTTAACGTTTGAGTCATAGACGAATACACCCCAAATGTCTCACCTGAGTAAGTAACATCGTGAATGATTGTATTCAAGACTTCGGGTGATACCCTTATATTCATTACTTGTGTATCCATTATGGGTTTACGTATTCATACCATTTTATCGGATTTGATGTTGTTCCGGCTCTTGTACCTAGTGGATAATCAAACACTTGGTAAGTTTGTGTTATATAATCTAAATCTACTTTATAATAAAAATATTCTTCAGCAGGAAAATCAAAGAAATTTGGTAAAGTACTTTGAGGTGCTTTCATCATCTTAATAAATTGACCTGTTGCACCATTAAAGAATTTTGCCGTCATATAAAAAGTATTGATGTTTAAGAATTGTCTTGATTTTAACCAATAAAGAAAAAACCCTTCTTTATCACCAATGTAATCCAACTGATAACTTGGTCGTTTGATTGTAACGTTTGTTGTATTGTTCAATACCGTTGGTTGAACTTTACCTTGTTGTACTGGTAGTATTACAGTGAAATAAGACTTTTGTGTTCTTGTGGTTGGAGTATCATAGAAATCAAGTTTCCAAAAAGATTTTGTAAATGCTGGTTGGAAATAATAGACTTGATTTGACGTGAATTTTGATAAATAAGAATTTTGCCACAAACTATTGGTTGGGTTTCTCAAATAAAAATCATAGTTAAGTGAGCTTTTTGTGTTATCATATAACTGATGGTCAAACCTTGTCACCTCATAATCATCACCTTGATTCAATATTTTTTCAATAACAGTTGATTCATATTGTTCAATGGCTTGTTGTTGACCATAGAAGTCCCACTCTTGTTGAAGAGGAATAACAATATCTTTTGGTTGGTTGTTAAACAACACTCTTATCTTATTCGCATCCATCAATTATCGGGTCTGGTACAATTTGGTACAAATCTGTTATGTCAAATGACGCGCCTTCAGGATACAACCTAAAAACAATATCTTGGAATGGATAATGAGAACTATTCAAATACGGATAATCAACACCCCTACCTAAATTATCTATGTAACCATATTCGTAAATATCTCTCCAAAACCATAACTTGTTATTATTACTAAAGTAAGCCCAATAAGGAATTCCTGATGTCCCACTTTGTTCAGCAGTTTCAAGATAATCCGAGAATACTTTTAACGTAATTGGGTAATGAACTTGATAATAAAAACCATTTGGATTTGTGGATGCCGTTGGTGCAATATCAAAAGCCTTTTGGTAGTAAGTCATTTTGTTCATATAGTTTGAAACAACTCTTTCAGTTTGGTCACTTTCGTTCCACTCACACCAATCACCATACATTGTATCACCACTATATCTTGGTAAGTTAACCGTAAAGTTATATGTAACACCACTTTGAACTTTGGTATAACCTGATGTTATGTTGTTTTCCAAAGATGTCGGATTTGTTGTTGACCACCATGGGTTTGTTTCTTTTGGTGTCATATTAAACGCCCAACCTTTTCTTAATTGATTAAACCAACCGAAGTATCCAACATTTTGAAATGTTGCAAACACTTGTGTTACAGGTTTTTTATTATTATCAACTTGATTGGTTATTTCCAAATCACGAGCCATTGTAATATTGTAAGTGTTTGAGCTTTGATAATTAACCACCCTTCCAACATTGTTTGGTGTTAAAGAAGAAAATTGATATGCCGAACCATCATTGAACGGGTTTAATTCAAATCCGTTTTTTGTTATGATTGAATCGTGTGGATTACTAATAATTTTGTGTAATCTAACGTAATATTTTGATTTGGTTTCTCCTGAGTTATTAATATCAATTATTCTTTTGAAGATACCTTGATTTCCACTATTAAATGTTGTTCCTGTAAATCCTACATTATATATACTAAAAATGTATTCATCAGAACCAAGTGTGTTATTACCTAAGAAGGAAACTTGAAATGTATTAACACCACTGTAGTCAAAGGATAATTCAACATATTCATTAAGTGATAATCCATGTGGAACAGGACAAGTAAATTGAATCAATGGTGTTCCGTTCTCAGTACCTTGTGAAATTTGAAATGGTATTCCATCACCCGACACCCAAGGCGTTAATGATAAACCATTTGAAAAGTAATATTGCATTGGCACTGTATAATCATTTTCATATGGATATGATAAAACAACATTCCAATTGTATGATGATGCACTTTTTGTAACAAAATTTAATTGTGTTGAATCAACATCTGTTCTGATAAATTCAAATTCTTCATATGTTGGTAATCCACTCCAAATACCATTAATAACCGATTGTTCAGGATTAACATAAAATAAATTATCTCTAAATGGTCTATAATTACTATATCCAACTAAACCATTTTCATAAATGTAAGATAATTTAACTGTTGGTCTAAATATAACCGATTTTTGTCTTTCAGCATCAAATAAAGTTGCCAAGTTAATATTCACCGTTCTATCATAATCAACAACTTCAGATTGAGTTTGATTAAGTTCTGTAACAAAAGTTATATCTGAATCGGGAGCCGATTTAAATCTTAAGTCAGGTTTTACTATTAAATAATTACTTTCGCTCATTCTTCTGTTGATTGAATATATAATTGTGTGAATTTATCCATAGCAGATGAACCTTTCTTTAAACCAAAATAGAAGTACCATGGAGCACTTGTTAAGGTTAATCGGTTGTTACCTCTTGGCGGTGTTGGTGCGTATTGTCCTTTTGAATTTGTTTGGTATACGTAACCTCTCCTATTTTGTATTTGATTGTTTTCACCAATAAACATTGGATTAACCATTCTATCAATACTTTGATATTTTGCTTTATAAGCATTACCTTCAGTATACCAGTTGTTTTCATCACTACCAAATATAGATGGTTGAGCACTAACTGAATTATAGGCAGTATTTGACCATCTATAAAAAGGAACTTCTTGTGATTTGGTTCCTAAATAATCGGCAATCAATGTGTTACCAGTAAAAGTTCTATCAATTCTTCGTGGTGAAACCAAATCTCTCTCTTCTGTATATCCACTATAAAAAATACCAAATACTGAATTTTTTTGATTATCAACAGAAACATAAACAACATTGTCTGTTGTTGTTGCAGGGTCATCAAAGTAATTATCTGCAGTATATGGTACAATACCATACTGTGAATTAATCTGTAACATTTGTGCATAATCACCATCAACTCTCAATTGTGGTCTACTAAAGAAACCTCTAATTGACGCATCACCACTACCAACAATAGAATTTAGATAACTAGCATTTGATAATCTTGATATAATAAACAATTGTAATAAATCAGACACTCCATTCCAAGACGTTGAGTTAAATTTATCCATTTGATAACCAAAATATTCAGGACTCTTATTAACATCTTTACTCCAAATAAACTTTGGACCTAAATCCATTATTGTAGTTGGATATAATAAATTTCTATCATTCACCGGTGAGTTAAATATACCTGATGGTGGATATTGCCCAATAAAATTTTGACCATCCCATGGACTTGAACGATAATAGAAATTATTAGATTGTGGTTCATACACAATTGTATCAGCACAAAAATTATAAAAAGCCCTGTTCAAAACAACGGTTCTTTCAATTGGTTCGTTTTTAGCATTAAACCTCACCGCATTTTGAAATGGGAACGCAAATAAAGTCCCATTAACCCAAGAATTAACAAATGTATGTGAGAAAGTTCCTTGACACACAGCAATCATTAATCTAAGTCTTGAAATCCACTCAAGGATTAATGCATAATCATTATTAGGTTGACCAATAGGTAGTAAAGTTACAAATGGTTTATTTACCAATGTATAACAACCTTTGACAACTACTTCACCACCAAAGTTTTTATTACACGCATTAGTTGCCGGTAAAGATGTAAAATTAACACCATCACCTTGATAACAAGACAAGTCAACCATACCACCACAAGTAAATGAATTAGCAATTGCGTTAAATGTTGCACCTGTAGTTATATCAGGATTTGCCGTTGGGTCAGTAAAATCAAAAGATGGAACAACACTTTGAGTATTTGAAGTACCATCATCATCAATAAAAGTATATGGTAATGCGTTTGATGCCTGCCAAGCAAAATAGTTATTTGAACTACCATCAAATATAGTACCTACAGGTAATCTATCTGACCTCATAACCATTTTATCTTTATAAACAATCATCTTACCAGGAACATATCTTGCCCAAGATGGTGCAAAATAAAGCCACGGTCTTGTATCGTTATTATCGTTGCCAAACTTATCTTTTTTAATTTTACTTAATCCCTTAACTTTTTCAGCCCATATAAACGAACCACCTTCAATATATTCACCTTGTATATAACCCTCAGTACTACTATTAGCAACTAACTGTCCACTTCCACCATTATACACCATCGCGCTTGTTAATAAACTATCAGCATTGTCGTTGTTAATTTTGTACTTATTAACTTGGTCCATATCTAACGCCGAATAATAATTTTGAAGCGTCGTTGTATAAGCACTGTATTGAGTACCCGCGGTGTATTGAAATGAATTAAAATACAAATAACCATTTGAATTTGACTGTAGATTGTTTGCCAACGCAGAATTTCTTACCGTCTTTAAACCTGGTTGAATTGGGACGTTCATGTAAAAATCACCACTAATTACTTTTTGACCATAATTACTATAACCAAATATTCTTGACAAATCATATTTTATTGATTTACGTCCACTATGTGGGTCAACACCCCTAACCATAAAAATTAAACTAATTTCACCACCAATCCATTGTCCGATATAAGAGTTATAAAAATCATGACCATCTTTTCCATCATTTTTAAAAAGTTCAATTTTTTTATTCAATTGGCTTAATAAATTATTACTCAATATTGAACCAGCTGGTGGTGGAACTGAACATGTTTCAATATTATCCACGGTAAAACTACTTGATGATGTTAAACTGTTTTCACACGCACAAAAATCAACCGTTGCACCAATTGTCGTATTTGTATCATTATCAATATAAACACCAACTGTTATTGATTGTGCATTACCATCATAATTTGTAAAATTAACAGTTATTGGACTTGTTGTATTGTTTGTTATTGTATAATATACATAATTACAAGTTGATGGTCCTTTAGCGTATATAGCATTTTGGTTAACAAAATCAGTATAAGTTACACCAGTAATAACTTGAAAATATTCAATGTCTGTTGGAAACTTATAAGATTTGGTTTCATTTGGTACTGTAGGGAAATTGTAGGTTACACTATTTGATGAACTTGGTGATGTTGGGTTCGCAAATGTCATTGTAACACTTTGTCCAAGATTTGTTGTTCCGGTAATACCTGTATCTATAGTATCTGTTGCACCACTTGTATTTGGGTCAGTTGATTTTGTTAGTTCTTGGAATGAAAGTAATTGTCCTGATTCAAAAAAATCTTGAGTATCAGGGTCAACAAATACCGCCATAATATTATCAAAGTGAAATGTATTTGAATTATATTTTGGTTCAATTTGAACTTTAATTCTGTTTGAACCAGCGTATGGGTCAGTGTCAAAATATTTTGACTTTAAATTAAACTTGTTAATAATTTCCCATGGTGGTAATTTGTCAATAAAATCAAAATCTTTTCCTTCCACTTGTCTTATTGGAACTCTAACACTTTCAGTATTAAATCCTGACCCCGCAAAAACTTCTTTATGTTCATTTACATTAGACTCATCAGGATTCCAATTATCATAGACAAAAAAATCGGCATTTAATGATAATGAATTTTGTGCTGTAGCTTCTTGAAGAGCACTTAACTCATCATTGTCTTGTGGTACAGGTTCTTGTTTACATTCACAAAATTGACATTCAGGATATGTTAAATTTGGTAACGTAATCTTAGTAAATGGATTTGTTAAAGATTTAAAAATATTTTGAAAATTTGCCGGTTTAGGACACTCAATTTGATTACTTTTTTTACTTACCAAATTAATTGCTCTACAAATAGTAGCAATAATTGATAAAACAGTACCATACACAATCGCTATTAATATTCTAATTGCCGGCCATATAAATGCCAATGCATGAACAACAGGTAATAGTACTAAAGTTGTTAATGAAGAAATGTATAACAAATATGTTACCAAGGTTGGTATTATACTAAAATTTTGTCTAAGACCATCTGTCGCAGGAAATCTATTGTTTTCACTTTCACATTCAGTATTAGTAATTTCTTTAATACCAATAAACTTTTTTCTATTTGTACCTTTTTTATACTCATCAATTAATTGAGATACGGTGTATACTTTATTATATTGAAACTCATAAAACGTATCTTTGCATTCAATAGCATCTTGTGCATTGGTATAACCACTCCAATCTAATCCAAAATAATACGAACCTAATAATTCTTGATATCCACTATCATTATCAGGTCTATAAATAGGGTCATTGTATGGGTCAGCAGTATCCCAACCATATTCTTTTATATTTGGTACTAAATAATATGCTCGTCTAACTTCGTCTTTTGCAAAGTTGGCTGGTTGTGAATACTTTATCTTAAATCTATATTTTCCTTTAGTAGGAATACCAATTTTTGGGTCAGCACTTAAAACTTGTTCACCAAATTCATTTGTAGTTACATAATCCAAATTCATTGGAACTTCTAATAACCATGTTCCATCATTGTCAATTGTCTTAGCACCTTGTGGAAATTGGGCCTGTTCCAATATTGGTCTACCTTCAGTATCTTGAAAAATGGTTTGTCTTACACCAATAATCTCACCAGGTCCTGTTTCTAAAGAACAAAGACTTCCCAAGTCTTGTGGTGGTTTACAGTTCTTTGGTAAAGCATAATCTTTACTGTTGGTTACTAAAGAACCCATGAACATCGCTGTTGGCGATATATTAATACCTGATTGTCTTAAATCAAAATCAGTTCTTGTAATATCAATTTGGCAAATTTCGGGTTGTCCCCAAAATGGTTGTACATTTACACTTTGATTTAAAGTTAATATTTGTGGTAATTCAAATAAGTTGGTAGAACTTTTAAAGTTCACACCATCAAATTGGTCAGCAGTTGCCCTTCCCATTCTAATTAAATCTTGTGGAGATAATGAAAATGGTCCAATATCAGACAAATCCATATCCATAACAACAGTATATGTCCCGATTGGAACACCCATTATCATGTAATCACCACTACCATTTGTTTTAACTGTGAATTTATAATATTTGTCATAAACTTCAATTAAAGCAGGATTTGTTAAAATATCATTTTTACTCGGAAAAGTTCCTGTTGGTACGTGTCCTGTATGTTGTTGTTCATACGGTAAAAGATTATATCTATAACCATCAACATTTACATCATTAATACTTTGATAGGGGTATAAATCATATATGATTTCATTATTAAGGTCTTCTTCAGTTATTGGAATAAAAACTGAAACCTTTACGTTTGGAACACCATATCCACCATTGGCAAGAACACGACCAACAATTACACCATAGTCCGCACACATTCTTGTGTAGACATCTTCACCCCTAACTTTTAAAGATAAAATCTCTAATTGGTCAAAGTCTTGTTCTAATTGTATGTTAACTTGTCTATCAACACCGACCTCAGTACGTATTCTATAAGTTTTGGACATTCCTTTTACTTTCTTTCATAAATAGTTTATACACTATTTTATAATAGTAGTTAAAGAATGAATAAAATAAATTATCAAGAGAAGTTTGTTGTTTGGTAATTTTTAACTCTTACCGTAATATCTTTTGCAGGAAAACGAACTTGGTAAATTTGATTTGGTTCCGCAAAGATTGTATTGTCAACTAAAGAAATTTTCTTTGTTGCGGCGTTTTCATATGGCATTGATGTCTGTGCTGAACTGTATTGACCACCAACTTTGTTAAATACTGAAATATCAGTAACACTTAACACACCATTTTCGGCCTGTAAAATTCTATTTAATTCAGATAAAACAATATTCTCACCTAAACCTCTTACAGCAGGACTAAAGAATGTTGTAACCCTATCAATAACATTTGATATAACAACACCCTGATTTTGTGCCGCATCTAACACTACTGATATATCTAAAGCTAAATCAATAACTTCCGCACTTCCAATCGCAACGTAATCATTAATCATTCTATAATTTGACAAATATTCTGCCAAATTTTTCTTCATGGTTTGTGAAACTTCAGATGTTAAATTACCTGTAGCATCATAGGACAAAACATTAATATTGATTTTATTATTATTTTCCGTTATTGAAACTTTAGCAGGAGCTCCAAATTGACCTGGCATGTTTCTAATTATGGCTTCATAATCATTTATTGTTACCGCTCTGTTTTGAGCAGCAAAGTTAAATGTAACATAATTTCTTACCTCTTCTGTTGAAGGGTATCCGGCACCACCAATTGCTGCTGTTACGTTATTACACGCTAAAGAATTTATTACCGAATTATTTAAAATATCCGATGGACCATTAACAAAGAAATCTACAGAACCAATTTGATTAATAACATTAACACCCAAGTTGGTACCTTGACCACCACCAATTCTATATTGAATGAACATTGTTGTGTTTGCCTGTGGTGCATTACCCAAAGACATTGAGTTATTTTGGTATCTCTGAATTTTTAACGGTACGTTAAGTGCCGTAAACTCTCTAAGTTGGTCTTCAGCAGTATTGGTACCACCACCAAAAGTTAACTTAATAAAACCTTCAGGTGTATATTCAGTGATAAATCTATCTTGGGTTTGAATATATCTTCCAACTTTAATACCAGGGTCATCAGATGGTTTTGTTGGGTCTTCAATAAAAACTCTATCTTCAGCAAGAGCTGACACTTCATACCATCTACCTTCAGCACCTAAAAATTCTTGTGCAGTAGGTACGTTTGAATATGCGGTTCCATCTCTTTGTATTATTGAGGTAACACCCAATACGTTTTTTTCAGGTAAGAAAAATTCAAAAAATGGTCTAACATCATTTGGTGTTATTACTCTTTTGAATACCTTTGTAATACCATTGACAACAGTTTCTCTTTTTGTAATAGTATAATTTAATAAGTTGTTATTCGCATCAAAATTTGGTATTTTCAATCTATTTGGAAACCCATCTTCATTAAATGGTGACGCAAAATTTATATCATAAATTGTTTCAAATACCTGACCTGAACCTTGAACTTGACTACCTCTTCTTAATGTACCCAAATATCTTTCATCTTCTTTATCACCAAAAGCTGGAACCGTAATTGAAAAATCAACCAAAGCAACAGATGGTCTTTGACCAGGGATTTTTAATCCGTAAGTTCTTGCTATATTATAAATTGATGAACGTTGTTGTGCATATTGTAAAACAGTTTCTTGAATACTTCTATCAATATGGTAATGTAAATTATCGGCTACGGCTGCGTTTAAATCTAAAAATACAGAAAAAACTGATGCATCATTGAAGTTATCAATTAATTCAGGATAATAAGTTCTTGTATAATTAATAAGTTCCTGACGAATTGCTTGGAAATCCCTTACAGTATATGATATTCTTCTTTGAGCCATTTATGTTAAATATTTAGTATTATGAAATCTTTTGTATTAAAGACATCATTAGTTATTGAATAATCAATTCTTACCGTGGCTGTATACTCCGTTACATCTTGATTTGTCATTTGTAATTCAGGATTAACAACATTTCCCGCAGTTGTTACTGTTGCACCTGCCGCTTCACCAGTTGGTGCCGTAATAGAAATATTTGTTAATTGTAACTGAGGCATGAATTTTTCAACAGAATCTCTAATTTCAGATTCAATATTTTTAAATGTTGGACCATCCAATGGTTCAAAAATATATTCCAATAATGCGGTTCCAAAATCAGGTAAAAAATATCTAGTACCTTTTCTTGTTAATAACAAGTGAATCAAATTACTCCTAATTTCTTCAGCAGGGTAATCTGAAAGGTCCAAATACTTACCATTATACGATTCTACAAAGGGAAACGTTAATCCATATGTTTTACCATCAGCCATTGTCTATAAATATAGTTGTGTTTCCTTTTTTGTGAGCAGGAAAATAAGGACAATGTCTACAACCATTCCCACAACAATGTCCACGACTCAAATGAAATTCTTTTGTGAAGACATATTTTCCGTCTTCAATATAAAACGAAGAAGGGAAGAGCGTTAGCTCCTCCCCCCCGTTATTATTGTTTTGATGTTTATTACTTGATTTCACAAGCTCCACCAGCACAAGCCAATTCACCACTCAAATCTGTGTTGTCTTGTAATTCAACAACTTTTGATAAATCAATTGAGCTAAGTTTAGAGAACAATCTGTCGTATTCTTCTTTTGTACAATCCTCAAACGGTGCTTGAATGTAACTTCCTCCATCATAAGGTAATACAGACAAACCGTTATAGAAATCACGATTTTCCCACATCCACTCACCCGCCAATTCCCAATCTTCGTTTTTCAAACTGATTGTTGCTGATACGTTGTGTGTGTTTGAACCAGTTCTGTGACCAGGTCTTACCCACTCTTGTGTAATTTTCTTAACACGGTCCAACAATTGGAATGGAGATTCTGTTCTCAAAATCGCACCTTCAGGAGATTTTTGTGGAACTGAAATAACTGCCGTGTCGTGTGGACGGAAGAATTCATCTTCAACCAACTCAGGGTGATACATCGCCAAGTATTGGTAGATTGCTTCGTTCTTACCAACACGGACTCTACGGATGTAGTAATCATTGTGCCATGCGTGGATACCTGAAGATGTTCCCAATGTCAGAGATGTTGTCCCTGCAGGTTTTACAGTAGTTGTACGAGCCGACTTG